AGGACAGCCACCGAAGAAAAGGAGATTGAAAAATGGCACTTACACGCAAGTTTTTATCGGCACTCGGAGTTGAAGAATCTAAGGCAGATGAAATCATAGAAGCTCATACTGCTACCGTTTCAGGACTAAAGGCTGAGATTGCTCAGTATAAAGAAGACGCTGAGAAGTTAGCCGAAGTTACAAAAAGCCTTGAAAAAACCCAAAAGGAGCTGGAGAAGATCAAGGCAGAGACTGAAGGAGTTGATAAAGACGAATTCAAAAACAAGTATAATGACCTGAAGAAAGAGTTTGATGACTATAAGGCAGAGATTAAAAAGCAAGAAGAAAAAGCAACAAAGACGAAAGCGTTCAAGGAGTTGCTTAAGACTGCGAATATTTCTGAGAAAAGAATTGATGCAATTGTCAGACTGTCTGACGATGACATCAACAGCATCGAATTCGAAAAAGATGGCAGTGTGAAGAACAAAGATGATTTTGTCAAAAAGATTGCCAATGATTGGTCTGATTATGTGCAGAGCACGAGCGTTGAAGGTGCTAATACAGCCACTCCGCCAGCCAATAACGGAGGAGACGGGAAAAAGATAAGTCGGGCAAGACAAATTGCTCAACAGTATCATGATGATTTGTATGGAAAAATGAAGGAGGTTTAAGTTATGTCTTTTATTAGTGACGGAAGAGCTGGCGTTGTTTATGCGCCCGGATATTTCCTTGCACATGAAGAGTGCACGAGACGGACAACGGAGATCCCGACAAGCATGGCTACAACCGCCAGTGACGGGTCCAAGTATGTTCCTGCCGGAACAATTTATCCGTCTGTAGGCTCCGGTTCTATCGGAATTGTTTATGAAGACGTAGATGTTTCTACTGGAAACATGCCCGGTTCTGTTGTTTACAGAGGAGAAGTCTATGAAGGCAGACTGCCGCAGGCTGTTCCTGCTTATGACACTGCCACAGTAACAAGTGCAGACAATCCGACTACTAAGGGTTGGTATGAAAAGGACGGCGATACGTATACAGCATCCAGTGATACAGTAGCAAGCAAGAACAAGGATTATTACGTGCAGAGCGGCACGTCTCCGAATTATACCTATACAAAGGTTACTGAGGTTGAGTATGGTGATGATCCGAAGGCTCTCGGTCTGTATGAGCGTAGTGGCACAGAAGGTCACTATGTATATACACTGTCTACTGATACACAGGCGGCTGGAAGCAAGACATATTATGAGTTTCTTGGCAATAAAATCAACGCAACCGCAAAGAACGCACTTATTGCCGCTGGCATTGTATTTGTTGATGAAACAGACGTTGAAAGACCGTATTAAGGAGGAGATGAATTATGCCTAGTGTTAAATGGGAAAACAATATCCTTGGTTTTATTCCGAAAGAGGATTGGCTTGATGTTAGCTTTAATCCTGTAAGACCGAACGATCCGATTGACGGTCTGTTTGGAGATAAGAAGACTGACAATCTTGTTGCTGAGTGGGAGACTATTGCATCTGAGTATCAGATTCCTGTAATGGCTCAGTTCCATGGATTTGATACCGAAGCTAAGACTACATTCAGAGTGCCTATCGATAATCACAACATCGAAAAAGGTCTGATTAAGGTAAAGATCAATCAGTCCGAAAGAATGCGCGCACTTCTCAGAGCTGGTGTGCAGAACGACCAGATGTATGATTATGTAATCCGTGATGGCGCACGTCTTGGTGAACAGGTTATCACAAGAACAAAGGTTGCCAAGAATGAACTGATGGCAACCGGAAAGGTTACGATCAAGGAGAACGATCTTGACCTTACCGTTGATTATGGAGTTGAAGAGGAGCAGACAAGCTTTACTCTCGACCTTGCTACAACAGCAGATATTGGCGCTCAGCTTGAAACCATTATTGAAGCGGCAAGAGACAAAGGCGTTATCATTACTGGTATGCTGACATCTCGGAAGAACATCACGAAGATGCGCAAGAATGCTGGTCTTCAGACAGCTATCAATGGCAATGTTGGTGCTGGTGCAATTATCAGAAGCACAAGTCTTGAGTCGTATCTTGCTGAAGAGTATGGAATCTCTCAGATTATTATTAATGACCTTACATATGGCAAGAGTTCACGTATCGGTGATGATGGCAGGCCTGTTATTGATACTGCAAGATACTATCCTGAAGACAAGATTACGTTCTTTGCAACAAATGCAGGCGGAAGCATGGGCGTAGGCCTGTGGGGTGATCCGCCGGAAGTTGACGCTGGACAGTTCATGAAGGTTAGTGAATCCACTGAATCTCCGTATGTATATATTTCACAGTGGATGGAAAAAGACCCTGCCGTTCTGTGGACTAAGGCAAGCTCACTCTTCATGCCTGTATTGTTTAATCCCAGAGCATTGTGGATTGCAAACGTAACTGAAAGCGTAGGCTAATATTTGCAAAGAATGCAGAATGGGACTTATTTTATAATAATATCCCATTCTGTATTTGTAATTTTGGAGGGATTTCATGATTACTAAGGTGTGTCATTATTTAAAAAATTGGTTTGATTGGAATCAGCCAAAATTTTACGGAAAATTCAAAATTGAAAACGGAACATTGCTCTCATACAATGATGGAGATATGGGAATTGTGCCAAATCAATATTTTCGTATTATTGGGAGCGTGTTTAATGACGGAGTATACAAATCTGGCGAAGAAGTCTTGATTGATGAAACATTTGTAGGTGCAGTATGGTTGATGGCCGTTCCAAAAGAATTTATTGAATTAATCAAAACCATATCAGATTGGGAAACGAAATATGGCGATGCAGATTCAATTAATATGAGCCCATATCAAAGCGAAAGTTTTGGTGGATATTCATATAGCAAATCAGGTGCAGGTACAGATTCCAATAATACAAATGCATCTTGGCGGTCTGTATTTTCGCGTCAGCTTCGGGAGTATAAAAAAATATGAGTTTACTTGAAGATACTTATGAAAACTTCATAATAATGAACAAAGTCAAGATGCCGGATGGGTATGGCGGATACGTAACAAGATATGTTGACGGAATAACTATAAAGGGCGTCATGGATTTTGATTCATCTTTACAGGCCCGGATTGCAAACGAACAAGGAGTTCATTCAATCTATACTTTTACAACTAAAAAAAGCATAACTCTTGAATATCATGATGTTGTAAAACGAGTGCGTGATGAAAAAGTATTTAGAATAACATCTGATGGAGACGATGTTTTTACTCCACAAGGCGCAGGATTGAATATGCGGCAAGTTACTGCCGAGGAATGGGTTTTGCCAACGGAGAAAACAGATGAATAAATCACAGGCTTTATACAATTTTTGGTCATCGTTCAATATTGACGCTTATGATGAAAATACCGTTCCTGAAAATGCCAGCCTTCCAAGAATAACATATGATGTCGCGGAAGGGGATTTTGATTATAATACAGCAATGAATGCATCAATATGGGATAGAAGTACATCATGGGCGACTGTCGAACAATTAAAAGATAGAATATCAGAACGTCTTAAAAATGGAGGATGCCAAATTCGTTATGATGATGGCATTATATGGATAAAGAAAGGTAGCCCGTTTGCACAAAGAATGGGCGATAGTGATGATACGATAAGAAGAATCGTATTGAACATAGAAGCAGAATATATGGAGGGTTGATAAATGAAG